ATGTTGAAACCATGAAGTATAGAGATTTTGTCACTTACTGTGACATTTGAATAGCTGATTTTATAATCTCAACTTTTTCTTTAATGGTGTCAAAGTTTATTGTATTCCATAAACCTGGATGCATGGGCTTGGGCCATGTCACACTATCAATCCAAGCATAACCCAAGTGTTCAAAATTCAACACTGGCTGAAATTCTCTTGCTACACAACAGAAAAAAGTATGATAACTGAACGCATCGTCTGGACTGGTGAACTGATCCAACGGCAACAGTTTTACATAGTCAGGAAACGACCCTAGTTCTTCGCAACATTCACGTTCAATAGTTTCCAACAAGGTTTCTCCAGCTTCGCATTTGCCACCCGGTAGGCCCCATGTATTGGGATATTTACTGTCATTTCGCATCAAATACAAATAGCGTTGTGTGTCTTGAGCATAAAACCATACACCCACTGCCATCATAACACAATACTCCAGGAGCCGGCAGGATAGATTCCTTCATAGCTTTTAACCCAAGCAGTGCCGGTCCATAGGTACTGAACACCTGTGGTCTCGTTGGTCATATACTGTATGTTTGTGTTATTGGTTGTGCTGCCAAATGCCACATTCCAGAATTGACCGTCGTATTCAATAACGTCGTTGGCCGCAGCCACCAACGGACCCCAAGCTGCGGCTGGCTGTGGATTCTGATCATCACCTATGTTGTTCAAGATCAAGTAACGTTGTCCTGCTGTGGCTGCTGGTAATCCAGCTCCGGGCCCACTCAACAAGGGATCAATTACAGCATCTACTGATGCTAAGGTATTCTGCGGCACAGTATCAGCATCAACATCAAATAGTAGAAAGCGTTCGTCTGTGGGATCGTAACTGACAGTGCCAATCACTTGATCGTCTGTACCCCATTGATTATCTAATCTGATCTGTGTAATACCCGATCTAAATCCACCGTACATACCAATCACTGTTGGCCAAAATTCATTGCTGGGCGGTGAATCTGGCAAGTTAGTAGATGCGTTGGGCTCGTCAACGGTGGTTGAATTCTTCAGGACCTGTAGCTTGTTGCCAATCAACAGAGTCTTGTACATAAACGGAGTAAATTTTTGTCTTGTGCCCAACAAGAGATCACTGTTGGTAATAGCATCTACAGCATCACCTTGTGCATCATACACTGACGCAATGATCTTTTCAATCACACCCAGTTTCTTGACCTTGGCCGGTGATGAGATCCAAATTGGAATTGTAAATCGCATGGTCATGACGTCAATGGGGTTTTCTGTTCCCTGCGGTATAGTTTTAGTGGTCCAAGTTACTTGATCTAGATCCACTGTACTCAAACTGGTCCAATCTAAAAAGCTATCAGTGCTTTGTATTTCTAAACTGGGATTGAATAAGGTACTGATCTGTTCAAATATCTGAAACTTTTGATTGGTGTTACTTGTCCAAATATCCAGGGTCAAGGTCATTTTGTACGGTACCGGCATCAAGCGTTCAATGGTAAAAGCATTGCCCTGTGTAGTTTCGTAAGTTTCGGTAGCTGCATCAAAGTATCGTTGTCGAACCTGTACATTGCTCACAAAGTAAGGATCTTGCATGCGTGGGCGATCGTACTCCATGCCTGTGATATAAAAAGTCATCAAGGGAGTAGATGGCAGCGAACTGGCTGAGTTGTCCTGTTGAACAGTTTGCCCCAGTCTAGACCAATCGCCGTAGCGAACTGGAACACGTATCAAGCTGGCTTGATCACTATTGGCAGGACCGTATTCCACCTGGAAGTTACTGAAGATTCTAGTAAACTGTAGTAAGAAACGACGTATTTGTTCGTCATAAAAGAAGGATTGCATTAACTTGACCTCTGTCCGGGTTGTGTGTTGGGATAAGGATTGGCTGGTTTGCTACCGCCTTGACTACCGTTGTCGGCCTTGGGCTCTAAAATCTCGCTTAGACTCTGACGACTTGGTATGTTACCTTGATCTGTTGTGGGCACAGTGTATGTATTGTTCACAAAGCCTGACCGTAAAGTATTGTTGTTGACGCCATTAGTCAAGTTAGTGCGTACAGATTCTTCGATCTTGATCCAAGCACGACCGTTGTATCTAAATAAACGGTTAGGGAAATAATCCAAACGCAAACAGTAGTCGCCATCGTAGGCCACAGCGGGAAAGTTCACACCGGGAGTGACTGGCAAACCGTTGGGTGCAATGCCGTCACCGGTCAAATAGCCCACTGTATAGCCATCGCCTCTGGGTGTGCCAGTGGCATTACTCGACAAAGGATCTGCTTGACTAGCATTGACTAATGCATTGTCAATAGTGAAACCGTCTGTGTTGGCCGGAGTACCATCTGGGTTAGTGGGAAATATGTAAAACTTCACTGTATCGTAGCCGCTTAAAGGAACTTCTACTTCGGCCTGTTGTATAATAGCATCGTTAACATCGTAGTCTTTGTTTTGTGTGCCAGCAGCATCGCCGATGTTGGCCGGATCAGTGGGTTGCCAATAAGCTGGATCGCCAATGGCAGTACCAGGCGGAACAGGCTGTAATGCGGTATAATAGTTTTCGCCATCAAGGACAACTGACCCCGGTGGATAATAATTACCCGGATCCCAAATGTTAGGCGTTCCTGGAATCTGGTTGGTAATGTCTTCGTATTCTTGGCTCATTACTAGCGGTGTGGCTTTGACACGCCACAGGTGCGGCAACCAAGTTTGGCTAAAGCCTTCAGATGCAAAGTTAGCATCTTGTATGACATAAAAGCGTGGCAGTGGCGGCTTTGTTTTGTCCAAGGGATTCCAATCTTTTAAATTTGGAAATTCCAACACGTCGCCTACCATTAATTTACGTTGAAATGTATCGATCATGTCGTTGTAGTGGAACATGATAAACAGGGTATCGTTGTTCAGGAACAGCCCGAACTGTGTTAAGTCAAAGTCAATGTCCTGCTGGCGATACACGCCGCGCATGACGTAAATGTCAGGATCGTAGGCTCGGTCACGTATTTCGCCCAACAACAGGTCTTGCACAAACAACGGATCGTTTACTTGGTAATTTGGTTGTGTTGCATCACCATTTACGCCGGTGGTTGTGGGATCGTTTTCAACGGTTTTTGGACCTAGATATTTGTGAATATATATGTCAAGCCCACCCACAGTAAATTGCTCACTGATGGTACGATCAAAGAAGCGGTAATCATTCGTCTTATTTGGACGATACATACTTAGGCGTGGAATTTTAGTTCTCCGTTTCTACTATTTAGCAGTAATTTTTAACGGTTGACCACTAACCAAAAGGCTGTTATAATGCTATATAAATTTGAAACTCTGCGAGAATACCATGAACGCAACTGCAAAAAAACCTGTCGCTAAAAAAGCTGTTGAAAAAACAGTACATAAACCTCTCAAATCCATGACTCCACGTAGTCAAGACATTGGGTACGGCCCTGAACCCGTCTGGCCCGCGCAACCTGCAGAAATGGAACGTATTAGCGCCATGACCAGAATGTTCAACTGGTACAACTATCACTATGGCAAAAAAGAAGCCCGGGACTGTATTGTAGATTGGCTTGCACGTAACGAACGTACAGCAGAGTCCAAAGCATTTGCCAAGTTACCCGAAGCTGCTATTTACAAAATTGGCATTGGCTGGATTTGCCGTGCTAATCTTTTAGGTCTTGAAATCACAGACAAAGAATTAGACACAATCAACGCCACTATTGCTGATTATATTGAAGCCGGAAAGTCAGTTAAAGAAGTTGTTGAAGAAGCAGTGGTAGCAGTCAAGCCCAACATTCAAGATCGTTTGCGTGAGAAAATGTCAGAAGCTGCCGGCGAGCTGGAAGGTATGTATGACGAGATGATCTTAGCCGGTGGCAAGATGTCAGCTGACTACAAACCTGTGAGCCTGTTGCGTAGCATGAACGTGGCACCACAGCTGATTGGGCAAGTTAAAGAAATTTGGCAACGCCGCTTGGTAGAACTCAAAGAAGTTGCAGCAGGTAAGGACGGTGATCTAGCAGAAGGCTACGGGCACTTTGGTAAATTACAAGTACGCAATTTTATTAAGTTTGCAGAGCAAGTTGTTGCTGATTGCGATGCTTATGTACAAATTAAGAAAGTAGAGCGTAAGCCACGTGCTAAAAAAGCAGTACCTCTTGAAAAGCAAGTAGCCAAGTTTAAGTATCTTAAAGAATTTGCAGAGCTTAAACTCAAGAGCGAATCGCCTACCAAACTAGTAGGTGCAAGCGAAGCTTGGTTTTATGATACTGCCAAGCGCAAGTTGATCCACGTTGTAGCAGACACACATTTAGGCACCTTTTTTGTTAAAGGTTCGGCAATTGTGGGATTTGATCCGGCTGCAACTGTACAGAAAACTCTACGCAAACCCGCAGAACAGATTCGTAGCATTGTGGGCGTGGGCAAGCCTGCTGCACGTAAGGCATTTAAGGACATTAAAGCTACCGAAGTCAAGTTCAACGGGCGTGGCAATGATAACTTGATCATTCTTAAAACGTACTAAATATGTTTTATGCACTCAAGTGAAAAAATAAAAATCACAAAAGTAGAATTTTACATTACCAATGTATGTAATTTAAATTGTTCTCGTTGTAATCGTTTCAATGACCATGCGTTCAAAGGCTGGCAAAAGTGGAGCGAATATGAACAGTCTTACAAGAGTTGGTCAGAAAAAATTCAAATTGATCAAATAGTAATACTTGGCGGTGAACCTTTATTGAATCCTTCAATATGTG